TTTCAAATATCAGATGGATTTCTTATATTTGTTACCTATGATTTAATAAATGAGGCTAAGTCAGATGAAAATGAATAGTCTCCGGGAGAAGCAGAATGGAAAAACCAACAGAAGAAAGACCTTGGCTTGGGATAAGACAGGGTTACATTGAGGCACTTGCTGAGATTGATGGGTACAGAAAGGGGATACTCTCAAGTTTTAAAACCCCATGGCCCAAAGTAAATGATGCCGGACTAGAAGGATTGGAATGGAATTCCATGATTGTCATAGGCGGTAGACCTGGTGCAGGTAAGACACTAATCAAAAACCAAATCATTAAAGAAGGATTCAGACTCAACCCGGGTCAGAATATACGCGTCCTTGAGTTTCAATTTGAAATGATGCAAAAGGTAACAGCCAAGCGTGAGTTCACCTCAGTACTTGGAAAGAGTTACAAAGAACTACATGGGCGTGCAGAGAAGGGTGTAACTGATGCTGAGTTTGACAGACTCAAGACATACGCCAGAGACCAAGTCAAATTCCCAATCAATGTAGTAGAAAAGAAGCAGACCGTAGCCCAAATAGAAAGAGCTATCAGGTTATACATGGATGATCATGCCGTAATGGAAGATGTAGCCATTAAAGACCCAGAGACCAAGGAAACTAAGATAATCAAGAAGAAAGTCTACAAGAAAACAATCATAACATTAGACCATTCAATCCTTGTGCAACGTGAGAAGAATGAATCATTCTTGGATATGTTGTACTCTCTGGGTGAAATGTTCACGGCCATTAAACGTGAGTATCCTGTAATCATAATTGTATTAAGTCAATTAGGAAGACAGGTAGAAAATCCAGACAGAGCGGAGGAAGGGTCATATGCAAATTACATTTTAGAATCAGATCTATTTGGAGGCGATGCCTTGTATCAGCATGCTGATATGGTCATTGGTGTAAACAGACCGGCTAAGAGATTTATCAAATTCTTTGGGCCAGAGAAATTTATTATTGATGATGATACAGTGTTAGTGTTTCACTTCCTGAAGGTGAGAAACGGAGATCCAAGGATGAGTTTCTTCAAAGCGCAATTCAAGACAATGGAGGTTGTAGAAATGCAGACTCCCGGACGTAAAACATAAATCAAATAAGTATGCTGAAAACAAAAGAGAAGCCTGTTGCTAAGAGCAATAAGGAGAAGATCGCAGATCTTAGGGTAAAGCATCAACCAATCTTTGATGAGATTGGTTGTAAGGACGCTTTGTTTTTTCCCAAGATGGCGTATCCAAATGCAAATGGAGAAAAGATCATTAGCTTTTTCCCAAGTGAAGTATCAAGAGGTGAGGATATTTACACTGAGTTTGTAAGTAGAGATTATACTTCAGAGGATCCGGATAGGAAACTCTACAAGTGGAAGTACAATCCTTTCTATGAAACTGAGTATAATACCACAGCTCCGCATCCTGTAACAGGGGATGTGAGATACGAAATTCCCATCAATGAACTTGTTGAAGTTGTGTTAGATGAAATACCATGGTATACTGATGAAGAAGTAGAGAAGATGGCTTTAGATGCCGCTCTTCCGGATGCAGAAGTTGATCTACCTATGGCAGAGATGACCATGAGAGATTACGCAGCTATTCACTTAGCTATACCTGTAAGCAGGAAGCCATGGCTGAATGACATCATTAATTCAAAACACAACAAGTAATGGGAGAGATTGTATTACCAACTCAGAAAGTGACAGCCAGTCACCTGAGTCCAAAGAATCTAATCATCTTCTCTAAGCCAAAGGTTGGTAAGACAAGTTTATTAGCTCAGCTAGAAGACTGTTTGATCATTGACTTAGAAGAGGGATCAGATTATGTAGACGCGCTCAAGCTGAAAGCAAACAGCTGGGAAGAGATCAAAGCAATTGGAAAGGCTATTAAGGAAGCTAACTATCCTTATAAGTACATTGCTGTTGATACTATAACTGCACTTGAGAATCTTGCATTACCTTATGCGGAACTGTTGTATAGCAGAACTCCAATGGGTAAGAATTGGTTTAGAAAGGACACGGATGGAAAACTTCACAGAGAATCAGGTAAAGCTATGTATGGTAACATAACATCATTACCTAACGGTGCGGGATGGCAGTATCAAAGAGAAGCCATGACCAAGATCATTGAATTCATTAAGACTCTAGCACCAAGAATTATTCTTGTTGGACACGTTAGAGAAACTCTTCTTGAGAAGAATGGTTCGGAGTTTAACTCGTCAGACTTAGATCTGACCGGAAAAGTAAAGAGAATTATCTCATCTCAATCAGATGCAATTGGTTACTTGTATAGAAAAGGGAATACAAACATCCTTAGTTTCAGAACTAATGATGAGATTTCCTGCGGTGCAAGACCAACGCATTTGAAAAACAAAGAGATTGAGATCTCCAAATATGAGGATGATGTATTACATACATTCTGGGACAAGGTATATATTGATTAATTTAAACAAAACAAACAATGGGATTAAGTACAAAAGGTACGGGAGGTACCGGGCAAAGCAAGCTGATTGAGCCAGGAAACACAATGGCTAAGATTCTTAGATTTGAATTGGATCAGCCGTCTTTTCTTGCAAAGGATAACGGATACTATCTACAACTGCATCTTGAAGGGCCAGATTTAGGGCCAGAATTTGAGGGATTCTTTATTAACAAAGACAATGAATCACTTGGTAGACATGCAGGTAAAGTTGGTAAAGTTAAAACAAATCAGTATCCATACAAAGATGGTGTCACTAAAGGAGGAATTCCTGTCTTTAGGGACAATGACATCATCAAGGCTATCCGTAATATCTTAAGAGAAATGGATGCTGATGAATGGATGGATAAAATGGATGGTAAGTTTGAAACAATTGAAGAATTGGTAGAAGGACTTAACCGTGACATGCCATTTGCTGAGAAGTTTATGAATTATTGCATTGCCGGTAGACAGTACATTAAACAAAACGGATATACAGCAAATGATTGTTATCTTCCTAAATGGTCTAAGTTTGCAGTTCCATATGAATCAGTAGCCGCGTCTCCATCTAAGCTTGCTAAGTTTGATGCAGAGATCCATCTTCAGCAACCTAAGCCTGTTGAAGGTTTCTCAGGTGATGATGATGCAACTCCAACACCAGCTGCTGGTGCGCAGGATATATCAGACTTTGATATTTAACCTTAAACTTTAATTAAGTAAGGGAGATTCATCATGGGTCTCCCTTATTAATTTTATATGCTATGGGATTAAGAACAGCTTTTGGAAAAGACCTTATTAGAGATGTACCTTCTGAATGGATATTTGAATTCTATCTTAATCTAGAAAAACTGCATGGGCAAGATGTAAAGATACACTCTGTATTCAAGCAAGAAAGAACGCCATCAATGGTTATCTATGTATGTCCTAATACTAATGAGTATAAGTTTAATGACTTCTCAAGTGGGAAATTAGGTGATGCTGTTGGTCTCGTGATGTACATGTTTGATCTAAGTTATCAAAGAGCTTGTCAAAAGATAAATGAAGATTACTCTAAAGTAGGAGATAAGAATGTAAAGAGAGAAGTAATAAAAGCAACAAAGGCAAAGCTTGTAGACTATGAGGTAGGGCCGTGGACGGAGGCAGATAAAATATTCTGGACATCCTTCAAGATAGGGTCTGATTTACTTACAGAATACAATGTAAAGAAGCTACTTAGTTTAACTTTTGAAAAGGAAACTGAACATGGTAAGGAGAGAATGAAGATTCCTTCCTTGATGATGTATGGCTACTTTAAAAAAGATGGATCTATTTACAAGACGTATGCACCTAAGAGTGTCAGACATAAGAAGTTTTTTACATTCTCAAAGTATACTCAAGGTTCAGATCAACTTACATACAAGGTTCCTTACTTGGTAATCTGCAGTTCACTCAAAGATGTGATGGCATTCAGACTGATGAAGTTTAAAAATGCTGAGGCTATTGCCCCGGCAAGTGAGAGCTCCATGATATCTGAAGAGGAAATTAATTTCTACAAGAGCAAGTATGAGAAGATCTGTGTATTGTTTGACAATGATGAAGCAGGTATCTTGGCTATGCAGAAGTATGAACAGGCGTATGGATTACCAGGAATAGTTCTCAAGATGGAAAAGGACTTGTCTGATTCAGTAAGAGAGCACGGGGTAGCTAATGTACGCACAGTATTGTACCCGCTAATAACAAAAGTATTAACAGGAAAAGCAAAGTATCTATGAAAACATACATAGGAATAGACATAGGTCTAAAGGGGGCAATTGCAGTTATAGATCCGGATGGAGTTGTAACAACACACCAGATGCCTGTAATAAAAGATCAGTTGGATATGCGTGGTTTACAAGACCTGATGGATCTTACTATGACCAATAAATCAAGCTCAAACGTAGCCGTGGTATT